GTTCCAACAACCCCAATTTTCGCACAGGCTCGTCGTGTTGTGGAAATTCCAACAGCAGTTCAATACATCGCAGCAGCAATCGCAGGTGGCGACCAGTGGCGAGCAATGTCAGAAGCACTCCGTGCAGCTGCACCCGACATCGTCACAAACGACACACCTGGCCTTTTGCCAACACCAATCTTGTCGCCTGTTTACAACAACTTCATTGGTCGTCGTCCAGTCGTTGATGCAGTCGGCGTACGTGCAATGCCACAAGGTGGCAAAGTGTTTATCCGTCCTGAAGTAACCACGCACACCACAATCGGTGCTTCAATCTCTGAACAGTCACCATCGCAAGGCACTCTCGTTGTGTTCAACAACCAGGTCACCAAGCAAATTTTTGGTGGATATGTGAATATCAGCGAAGCCGATATCGACTGGAGTGATCCTGCAATCTTGTCCGTCGTTCTTGACGACATGAGCCGTATCTACGCCAACGCCACAGACAACTACGCAGCAGACCAATTGGCTTCAGGTGCAACCGTCACACAAGCATTTGCAGCAGCAGACCTTCAGAAACCTGAAGTGTGGGCTGCCGAAATTGCAGAAGCAGCCTCAACAATTTTGTCGGGTTCCAACGGCAACTTGCCAACCCACTTGTTCCTTGCACCCGGAATTTGGGGCGATCTTCTTTCATTGAGCGATTCGTCGAAGCGTCCGTTGTTCCCACAGGTTGGACCAATGAACGCATTTGGTAATCTCACACCGGGACAGGCAAATGGCAACGCTTTCGGGTTGTCAGTTGTTGTTGATCGCAACTTTGCTAGTGGCACAGCCATTGTAGGCGATGCTTCTGGTTACGAACTGTACGAACAGCAAAAGGGTGCAATCAGCATTGACTCACCATCAACATTGTCACGCACACTGGCGTTCCGTGGGTACTTTGCAGCACTCATGATTGACTCCAGCAAGTTTGTCAAGTTCACTTTCGCATAAAGCAACGAACTAGAAGGAACTGAAGAACCATGGCCACTTACGATCTAGCGTTTCACACACGCCTAGACGATGTTGTGGTTCTTCAGACCTTCGTTGAAACTGGCATTCAAGTTGGCGATGTTGTCACCATTGCTGGCGCTGGCCACGACATAAACGGCACACACACCGTTCTATCTACGCAAGACAACGAATACATCGGACAGTCAGACGAAGGCGACTTTGAGTTTGACAACGAGGTCATTCGACTGTTTCAGTTTCTCTTCCGAGACGCTGGCGACGATCTAGAGCGTTCTGTTGCTACAGGAACTGTCACTTTCACACCGTCTGTATCGTGGATACAGGCTTCCGATGTGACAAGTTGGTTAGGTATTGACGTGGCTACTGCTAACGACACGGCCTTCATAACGGTCTGCGTCAATGCCACCAACAACTGGTGTTTCAGAAAGCGTCGTGAGGCTGGCTATACAGACTCGATGACAACAGTGCCAGGTGCCGATGTGAAACTTGGGGCGATCATGTATGCAGCAACTCTCTACCGTGAGCGTGGCTCTGCAGATTCGTTTGCCTCATTCGACGCAATGTCTTCAATACCTATCCCTTCAACCATGGGACGAATCATGTCTCTCATTGGTTGTGGCCGTCCACAGGTGGCGTAATGGCTGCATCTGGAATCCTTGTTGACGCAGTGAACGCAATCAAAACAGCGCTCACAGCGTTGGGTTTGAAACCAGTCACAGACCCACGCAACGCACGCCCAATGTCTGTCTTTATTGAACTCCCAGTAATGACGTCATTCACTTACAACGTGGGCGACTTTCGCATCCCAGTTCGCATACTTGCAGCTCCCCCCGGCAACCAAGATTCAGGTGACTACCTGATGACCACGGTTGACACAATTATGAACTCTTCCATTGCCGTAGTTGACGCCCGACCGGGCAACGCTTCATACGGTGGGCAAGACATACCAACATACGATTTGACTGTGGCTATCGCAGTCAGACGAAACTAGAAAGGTCAGAAATGGCATCAACAACATTCCTCAGCAACGCAACTGTGAACATCACACAGGGTGCTACTACATACACAAAGATTGGCGACAACGCCAACCAAGTGACATTGACCATCGGTCAGGACTCGCTTGAATCAACAGCATTCGGTGACACTGGTCATCGTTTCGTTGGTGGCCTTCAGAGCGTTGAAGTTACTATTGAGTTCTTCCTTGCTTACGGTGGCTCAGGCGCAACAGCAGAAGTTGAAACAGCACTTGCAGACATGGTCGGCAAAGGCAGCACAACACTCATCATCAGCCCATCTGGAACGACTGAGTCAGCGTCTAACCCTGAGTACACCATTACAAACGCAATGTTGGAAAACTTTACGCCTATCAACTCAACCGTGGGCGAACTCGCAACCGTGACGGCTACCTTTACTGGTGGCACATGGGTTCGAGACATTACCTGATCTAAGGAAAGAGGGAAACAATGAAAATCCAACTACGCATCACGCCGAACGAAGGCGAACCATACGAACTAGAAACAAATTTGTTTGTAGTGGTCGCTTGGGAACGCAAGTTCAAACAGAAGGCATCTTCACTGGCCAATGGCATCGGCATTGAAGACCTTGCGTTTATGGCATACGAATGTTGCAAACAACACAACGTTCCAGTGCCCATAACATTTGACGAATACATCAAATCCGTGAACGCCGTGGAGGTAGTTGGTCAAGAAGACCCAAAAGCCACGGAAGCAACAGTTACAGAAGAGCCTTAGCAGAAGTACTTGTTGCCACCGGGTATTACCCCCCACAAATACCATTTGAGACGGATGACCTAAACACGGTCATTGAGATTTTGAATAAACAACAGAAAGCAGCGAAACGGAAATGACAGCATCAGCCTCCATAGAAATGACAGGTCTGAAAGAAGCCATCCGTTCACTGAACAAAGTTGAACCTGGTCTTCGTAAAGAGTTCACCAAGAACGCCAACGAAATCGCCCAACCAGCCATCCGTGAAGTTCAGCAGGGCTACGCAAAAATTCCTTTGTCGGGTATGGCTCGAAACTGGACAGACAAATCAGGACGCAAAATCTTTCCGTTCTCCGTGGCTAAGGCACAGTCTGGAGTCAAGTTGAAAGTGGATGCTGCAAGGGAAGCCGTGAGCCTGATCTACATCACACAGACCTACGTCGGCGCTGCCGTCTTCGAGGCTGCAGGGCGTAGCAACCCCAACACACTGGGAGACTCTCTAGGGCCACTCAAACCCAACCAGACGAGAGTTCTTGGGCCTTCTGTATTTAGGAAGCGTGGCGAAATTGAAAAGGCTTTACAACGCCTCTCAATGGATGCCATTCAGCGTGTCCAGAAAGAACTGAACTAATGGCTCTGGCTATACCAATCATAAGCACCTTTGACGGAGGTGGAGTTTCCAAGGCAATCAACGAATTCAAAAACCTTGAAGGCGCTGGCAAGAAAGCCCAGTTTGCTATCAAAAAAGCAGCCGTTCCTGCAGCTGCAGCATTGGCTGGTTTAGCCGTTGTCCTGGGCGACGCAGTATCGGGCGCTATTGAAGACGCTGCAGCCCAAGACCTGCTTGCTAACAGCCTAAGAAAGACCACTGGCGCAAACGACGCACAGATTGCCAGCGTCGAAGACTGGATAACGGCACAAGGTCAATTGCTCGGAATTTCGGACGACAAATTGAGGCCGACGTTGAATCGGCTCGCTAGGGCAACTGGTTCAGTTACTACGGCGCAAGAGTTGGCGACTCAAGCCATGGACATTGCAGCAGCCACCGGCAAACCACTGGAAACCGTCGTAGGCGCATTAGAGAAAGCCTATGGTGGCAACCTTGCAGCCCTAGGCAAACTTGCTCCTGAATACCGTCAGATGATCAAGGACGGCTCAACCTTTGAAGACGTCATGTATGCACTTGCCCAAACCACTGGAGGTGCAGCTGCAGACGCAGCCGAAACGACAGCAGGCAAGTTTGCTCGACTGAAACTTGGTTTTGACGAAACAAAAGAATCCATCGGTGCAGCACTTTTGCCAGCCGTTGAATCTGTCTTGCCTTACCTTCAGAAGTTTGCAACGTGGGCACAAAACAACCCACAGACATTCATGATTATCGCAGGGGCTCTAGCAGCAATAGCAGCGTCCATTGTCGCCATCAACATTGCCATGGCACTCAACCCAATTGGGCTAATCGTCATTGGCGTCATTGCTCTCATTGCTGGTCTTGCTATTGCCTACAAAAAGTTTGAAGGTTTCCGAAACATTGTTGACGGCGTATTTGGCGCTATTAAATGGTGGATTACAAACATTGTCATTCCACAGTTCAACCTCATGCTGACAGTGTTCAAAACAATCTTCAACGGCATCGCCTCAGTCTGGAACAACACCATTGGCAAGTTTTCTTTCACTGTGCCGTCGTGGGTGCCCGGTATCGGTGGCAAGGGTTTTGCTATGCCTGACATTCCGATGTTGGCTGCAGGTGGCATTGTTACTGGCCCGACGCTGGCGATGATCGGTGAGGCAGGCCCAGAGGCTGTTATCCCTCTTGACCGTATGGGGCAGATGGGTGGTGGTGGCACAACTGTCAACATCAACGTCAACGGTGGCGACCCTCAAAGCGTGGTAAATGCC